GGGAAGTCGCCCATTTCATCATCAAATCCACCGGATTCGATTGAGGAATCGTCCAAGTTTTCAGCTACAACCTTTTTATAAAGGTCTTCGAACTTACTTCCTTTGCTTTCCTTAACAGGTGTTCCGCCCGTTTTGCTATCATCTACATCTTTAGGGTCACCCTGAAGTGAAGCTTCTGCATCTGAGGCTTTGTCTGCGTCTGTGTTTTCTGCTCCAGTGCCTTTCTGAGTTCCAGTAGTTGGGCCTTCCAAATCTTGAGGTTTGTTAGTTCCAGAGTTACCTACTACCATTTTCTTGTCGGTAGCACCTTCAGTAAGGATGCCGGTGTATACATCTTCCAATTCACGTTTTGTTTGTCTATTCATAATATCTCCTTTGAATTATTTATCACTGCACGGTTATAAAACATAATTATTTTTAATACTAAATCGATTATTTCGCTTTTTTTGCTTCATAATATACTTTTATCTATAAATACTTACAGGAAGGCACGTCTGTATCAAGTGTTTTTAAGGATAATTATGAAAATAAATTTAAATAATGAGATAAAATCAGTAATAAAAGAAGATAATCTCCCGGGTGGGCTTGGAGATGATGCAACTGCTGAAAGTTTGGCTTCGAAACATGATGTACCTTTGGAATTAATTGAGTTGATGATTGAATGGGGTATTGCTGTTGAAATGGAACACACAGATGATGAGGAGATTGCAAAGGAGATTGCAATGGATCATGTCACCGAAGACCCGATGTACTATTATAAGTTAAAGGAAATGGAATCAGAATGAATTTTAAAGATTATACATTAATAATAGAGGCCATGCTCGAAGACCTTTGGGTTTCTGACGATCCAAAGGAAAATATTGAATTACTTCATGAGATGGAATATAAGATACATAAGATTGCAGAGAATCGATATTCAATGAATCCTAAATTATATGTCAATTTAATCAAACGATTCGGAGAATTAGCAACCGAGGCATATGACGAACTCCACCCGAAATTTGAAGAACTATTTCAATATTGGCTGAATATGCATAGGACAGATGATCCGTATTTGTGGTCTAAGTATATATATGATCAAGCCATGGATAACGATGAAAGTGCCACTACATTTGGTGCTGGTAGACACGTCATGACGCTTGATGAAATGGTAAAACGAGCAAATGTCGATAATGAGGATGATACGAGTATTATCCAAAGTATACTGGATCATAATTTTTATAACGATGGAGAGATGTTTGAGTTCTTTGCATATTCGGTTGGTGCTTATCTAAACGAAAAGAAAGTCCCAATTCCAGCAGATGTAAATGAAGAAGAGGAATGGGATGTTAGATATTATTGGACAGAGAACGTAGAGGATGCAGTTGAATACATATACGAACATGATCTCGAAGAACCAGCCAAGAAATATATATATTCTATAGTAACTGCTGATGAGTTAATAAGTGAGCGAGGATTAGAAGCAGACCCAAAAACAGTAATAGATTTAATATCTAAAACATTATACCAAGATTACTATGATGAATTTGGAATCAGTATTGAATCTGTGACGTATGATATAGAGGAAGCAGAAAAAAAACTTTCAGAGGTTGAGGACTTTTCAAATAAAATGACAAATACTGTTCTAAACCTCCACCCTGACGATTCCAATTTGGATAATACAGTCAAGGATATAATTAAAATTGTAGGAGAAATGACCTCTACAATTTCACTAGCAATGGGCACAATGCATGTCACTGGAAATATAGTAACCGATTATGGAGATTGTGTTGGATTTGATGACATTGATATAGATTATCTGGAAAACTTCAATAATAGAGAGGTTGATGATTGGGATGATGATTTGAAAAAAATAATAAAATAAGGAGTTAATATGGCTACAAATAATTTCGATCCGAGCATTTACATGGGCAACCCAAACCTGCCTTCTGTTAAGGCTGAGTTCGAATATACACCGGAGATGATTAAAGAGATGGATAAATGTTTCAAAAACATTACACATTTCGCAGAGAATCATTTTTTCATTACAACACTTGAGGAAGGCAAGAAAAAAATATCACTTTTCAGACCACAGAGACGTATCATTAAGAGTTTAGGTAAACATAACCGAGTTGTATGTTTGGCTTCACGTCAGACAGGAAAGACGACTATGATGACTATTTATGCATTATGGATGACCTGTTTCCAAGGAGACAAGACTGTAATGATCGTGGCTAATAAAGAGGCAACGGCTATTCAAATCCTTAGAAGGATCAGAATGGCCTATGAGTATCTTCCCAACTGGTTAAAACCCGGTGTTAAACAGTGGGGTAAGACTGAGGTTGTTTTTGCAAATGACTCACGTATTACGATCAGTTCTACATCTAGTAGTTCATCTCGTGGTGAAACTGCCAACTGTCTTATCATTGATGAGGCCGCTTTTATTCAACCACATATCATGGATGAGTTCTGGAATTCTGTTATTCCTATTATTTCAGCATCATCTGAAACTAAGATTTTCTTAATTTCCACTCCTAACGGTACCTCTAATAAGTTTTATCAGATTTATTCTGAATCAGAACGTGGTGATAGTAAGGAATGGCATCATGAAAAGATGGAATGGCACGAATTGCCCGGTCGTGGTAAGAAATGGAGGCAGAGTATGATCGAATCTCTCGGCTCTCAGGAATCCTTTAATCAAGAATTTGGCTGTTGTGGCTCCGAGACGGAAATCGTCATTAGAAAAAAGGGTGATTTGTCTAACAAAAACGGCATAAAGCAAAAAATATCAAATTTCTTCAACAAAATCCCTTAATCAAGAGTTCCCCGTGCCTAAATACTTATAAGGAGAATACTTATGATTAGAAATTGCGTAGTTTGCGGTGCAGAGTTCACCCCCAAGAGGGGAAGCAATAGGAAATGTTGTAACAATGAATGTAGTGCCATTAGTAGATCGAGAAGTAATACTGCAAAGCATGGATGCGGGAGTCCGTCATCCAGTAAGACTATCGTTAAAGCGCTGAACACCAATTACGAAAAGGTCAAAGGGGAATTGGAAACTGTAGATATTTACACCAAAGAGGAAACTGTCGATCTATTAAATAGTAGACCTCTCAATTACACCAAATACTTCGGAAAGGCCAAGAATAGAACAATGATTAAAGATGACCCTAGATTATATAAATCATTAATACATTGGAGTGATGAAGTAATTGGCGATCTAATTCCAAGGAAGCCACTATCTCTCAGGCTATGTATAGTGGGTGAGCATCGTGGGATCATTGGTGATGAGTTGACCTGCCACTGCGGGAGGCGATTGACGTTTGATCCTGCTAGACAACAATTCACAAAGAGATTTTGTAGAATATGTAGAGATACGCTACAGACGCACTCGCATTTCGAAAATAGATATGGAAGTGCGTGGAGAGAAAAATACGAACAGTATGAATGTGAACGTTATGATTGTTATTTTGGTGGAATTAAATCTGGAAAATTAAAATGCTCAATCGGGGTCAATGAGGTTAAATTACTAAACCAGCAGGAAGTCTTGAATGATTGTATAATAAACCGATCTCATAGGATCTTAAATTATTTGGTAGATGGGTATTGCGAAGCCACCAATACCGTCTATGAAATTTATGAATATGAACATAAATATAATAGAGAATATGATAAACAAAGACTTCAAAATATCGTAAAGTCATTGAATTGTAATGTAAAGGTTATATTCGATGGTTGGGATGGATATGATGATTGGTATTGAAAATAGCTAGATATTTATCGATATATTAGTAAATAGTTATATGAAAGTAGAAATTAAATATACAGATGAGTATGAAGTATCAACCCCAAGTGGGTTTCGGCCATTCAAGGGTGTGCAGAAATTGGTAAAGTATTTATACTACGTCAAGACTGAATCGCATGAAATGGAATGCTCATATGACCATCCATTTCAAGTTAACAGTTCCACCATAAAATATTCCGAATTAAAGGTTGGAGATAAACTTGAAACGGAAAGTGGATTGGAAGTGATCATTAAACTCGAACCTACTGGGCGTGAAGAGGATGTGTATGATTTATTGGAGGTTGAAAATGGTCATGTATTTTATTCTGATGGGATATTATCACACAATTGTCAGTTCATTGAAACTGGTGAAAGTGCGGTTGATGGAGCTATTCTTGATAGATGGAGAAAAACAAGAAAGCCTCCGATTGCATTATTGGAAGATGGACATTATCAGATTTGGGAAAAGCCAGATCCGTCTCGCCTGTACAGTATAGGTGTGGATGTGAGTGAGGGTGTAGGTGAAGCCGCATCTGTTGCACAAGTCCTTGATATTACAGACCTTACAGATATTAGACAGGTGGCTTGCTTCCATGATAAACTGATTGATCCTCACTTCTTTGGTGAAGTTTTATTCAGAATTGCCAATCAGTGGGGTCGCCCATACATGGCAATCGAAAGAAATAATGCTGGTGGACAGGTCATCGATGAGCTATTCCACACATTTGGATACAATAAATTTGTAAACTTTACGACAACCACGAGCAATACCAATTTAGCTAAACAGCGATTTGGGTGTTATTCATCCACATCAACCAAATATAAAGGGGTCAGTAACATGAGGTATTGGATCAACACATTGGATGTTCTTAATGTAAATGACATCAATTTGGTTCATGAGTTGGAAACCTTCATCCGAAGACCTAATGGTGTTTGGAAGAAGAAGGATGGAAGAGATGTATACGATGACCGTGTTGATGCTCTGTTCTGGGCACTACTTCCATTAGACAGCGACCTTTGTAGAGAATATTTCGATGTTCAACAGTATGATGAACGTGGAAAGCCTAGCAAAATCGGTAATATATATGTGGAAGCACCACAATTTTACCAGTTAGATGATTTTTACCAGATGACCCCGGGGGCACCAATGCCTATGTTGTTTGGAATGGAACCCGAAGACCCAAACAACCCAGACGTTAATGACTTATTGGGTGCTGGGTGGAGCTTAGTATAGGAGAAACTATGACAGATAACACTTTTCAATCTGTTTTAAACAAACAGAGACTAGATAAATTTCGCATGATATTGACACTTCCACCAATATTAAGGGATATAGACAGCAAGGATTGGGATGCTATAACAAAGGACGTAATTAACGTGGATTCAGTGCAATTCTCGTTACATTCAGCAACCATACCTGATGTTTCTATTCCATCTAAATCACTACCAACGATGGGTCAAACCGTCAAGGTGACA